GGAATCTGGCAGGCCGAATGTAGGCTTGCGGATGACTGCTGAAGAGGTAGGCGCAGGCATACGCACCAGGGAACGCAATGAGCGCATAGATTTTAGCGTTGGCGACCCTAGTATCTGGAAGTTTGACGGTGGCCCCTCGATAGGTGAGCGGTTGAGCAAAATGGGCGTAAGGATGCGCCGCGCAGACAACAGCCGTGTGGCTGGCTGGGATCAGGTAAGACAAAGGCTTATAGGTGATGATGGTATCCCGATGCTTTACGTTTTTTCAGAATGTGTGGACACGATTCGCACGTTACCTGTCCTTACGCATGATAAGCATAGAGTTGAGGACATTGATACCACGCAAGAAGATCATGCAGCAGATGATATCCGCTATGCGTGTATGGCAAGACCGTTTCAACGCCGTGTGCCAGAAATTGAAGAAGACCCTTTTCGGCCCCCAACGATAGACGAAATGATGGCTGGCCTAGATTATGCCTCTAAGCCTGCATCCAGGAGACTTTAATGGTTGATTCGTACACATTTGACCGTGAGCCCAAAAAACAGGCAGACAGAGCGGCATACTGGAACGACCAGATAAAAAAAGCGCGGCGGTTTGAAGAAACCTGGCGTGACCGCTGCCACGATATCGTTGAGCGGTACAGGGATGACAACCCAGAGCGGCTAATGCGTGAAACACGCATGAACATTTTTTACAGCAATGTTGATACACTCAAATCTGCGCTGTACTTCAAAACGCCAAAGCCAAGGGTAAAGCGTAGGTTTAAAGACAGCGACCCTGTAGCGCGTACTGTGGCAACCGTCATCGAGCGCGGGTTGCAGTTCCAGCTTGATGATTATGATTTTGACGTAAATGTGCGCCGTGCCATAGAGGATATGCTTATTGTCGGGCGCGGTGTGCTGCGTATGGTTTATGAGCCGTTATTGGTTGAAGGTGATCCAGAACGTATTCCAGTGACCGTCAATGCCGTCACAGGCATAGGCGAGGTTGCCCCAGGGCAGCTTGGGGATGTACAAGTTGGGCAGTCATTTGTTGACCCAGACGGCAATCCTGTAGACATGGCAATGGTTAAACAGGACGCTCAAGGCGCATATATGGATGGCGACCCTGTTGAGTTTATTGGTGAACAATCCGTGCGGTGCGAATATGTGTATTGGGAAGACTTCACAATGTCGCCTGCACGGTGCTGGGATGATGTAAGCTGGATTAGCTTTAGGCATTTAATGACACGCCAGGAGCTTGTTGACTATTACAAGCAAAAAGGCGAGGAAATACCGCTCACATATCGCGGTGAGATGTCAGGCTATGACGATGACGGTCAGCCTGACATGGCTGAAATATTCGAAATCTGGGACAGGCGCACAGGCAAGCAGATATTCATTGCTGGCGATTACAATGAAATTTTAGAAGAGTTTGACGACCCTTACAACTTAGATGACTTCTGGCCTATGCCAGAGCCGCTCTATGCAATCAGCACCACAGACACCACACGGCCTGTGCCAGAAATACTGACATACGAAGATCAGTTATTTGAACTTGACCTCATTACGCAGCGCATAGCAAACCTCACAGAAGCCCTGAAAAGGCGAGGTGTCTATGACGCATCGTTTCAAGAGTTGGTTAGACTGTCCGATGCCGGAGACAACACTTTCATACCAGTTGATAATATGGCAATGCTCCAAGCGGGTGGTGGTCTAGCCAATGTTATGCAAGAAGCACCGCTTGACGGTATAATAAAAGCCCTGGCGCAGCTTTATCAGTCGCGGCAGATTGCCATACAAACAATTTACGAAATCACAGGCATTTCGGATATTATGCGGGGGCAGTCGGCCAGCCGCGAAACAGCAACAGCCCAGCGCATAAAAGGACAGTTTGGGGCCATGCGGCTTGTCAACAGGCAACGGCGCATTGAGCAGTTTCTGGACAGCATTATGGAGCTTAAAGCTGAGTTGATGGTTGAAAATCTTGAGCCACGGCTGCTGTCGCGCATCACTGGCATCAACATCACCCCAGAGGCGGTTGCGCTTATGCGTGATGAGCGGCTGCGTAACTATAAAGTATCAATCGATACAGATGAAAGCAGTGCAATAGATTCAGCCAGCGAGCAGAAAAGCAGAACAGACTTTTTGATAGGAATGACGCAGTTTTTGCAGGCAATCGGGCCTATTGTGCAGTCAGGTGCTGTTGGCTTTGAACAGGCAAAACAAATGCTGTTGTTTGCTGCCAGGTCATTTCCAGGCTCACGCGACCTGGAAGAGACACTTGAGGCCATCGAGCCGCCACAGCCACAGCCAAACCCAGCAGACAAGCTTGTTGAGGTAGAGGCTGCAAAGGTACAGGCACAAGCAGACCAGGCAGCGGCAGACGCACAAGTGAAGGTTGCCAGGCTGCAGCTTGACCAGCAACGTGCGGCTGCTGACGCTCAGTTTAAGCAGCAGAAGTTGGATATTGATGCAGCCAAGGTGGTGACGACAGGATGAGAAACGATGAGGCACTAGCTCGTTTCATTGTTTTAAGCGGGTATAGCGATATACATAAAAAATTCAACATTGGTGACATGCACAGGCTATATCTGCCGCCCATAGCGTTGGGTCAATACCGGCTATGGGAAGCAGACACAAAGCCGCTTGGGTTTATGACCTGGGCTTTTTTCAGCAAAGAAGTTGAAGAGGGGTATTTGTCTGGTGAGCGGCAAATCACGCCAGATGATTGGAATAGTGGGCATATACCGTATGTCATCGATTTTGTGGGGCCGTTTGGTTCAGTGGGTAAAATGGTGCGTGAAGCGCGGCAGCACTTACGCGCCGAATATGGGCCAAAGATGTTTTTTCGAGGCTGGCGTAAATACAGGGGCAAAACATGTTTAGTAAGTACCTGAAGTTTGACGGCGATCCGTTTAATTTTGAGCAACGGCTTTTTTGCTTTGTTGGTGATGGCGGTGAAGACCCTACAGGGGCAGATGAAGATGAGCGTTTGGAAATAGAAGAGCGCGGAACTTTGCTCACTCCAGATGTAGGCAGAGCAAGTCGCCAAGCAGCAGGCGGCGGCACTGTAAATTTTACAGTCTCTCAACAAGCTATTGACGATATGAATAAAGCTGGTGACGAAGATTCACGCCAGGAACGCCGCGAAACATTTTTTGGGGATGCTACAATAGACCAGAGAGGCGACACCATATCAGAGGCTGCTATTGATGATTTGCTGGCCCGTAGCTTTTCGGCTGGTTCACGCATCACGCCAGCAGAAGGTGTTGTAGCAAACAACCAACTCAGCCTGTCAAACAACCCAATAGCCAACTTAGCCAGGACGTTGCAAAACAAACAGGCGCAGAATGTTCGTCAGCAAATCGTTGCAGGCGGCACACCTTTCACAGATGACCAGGGCATGATTCAAGGTGCTATGACCCCGCGAGGCGGTTTTGTTGGAGATCAAAGTTTGAACCCAAACCCACCCATGTCTGGCGGCGGTGATGACAATCAAATGGTGCAACAGCCGCCATCTACCGGCGACCCGCAAGACCCTGGCACAACCACACCAGAAACGATTGATGATGCAGCTATTAATTATCTGCAAAACCCGTTTTACTTGTATTCAGGACAAGGCAACCTTTACAACCCCTATGGCTTTGCTCAAGGCACACTCGTTGACTTGTTGCGAACCAGGGGTATGAGGCAACCAGAACAGGCAGACACGCTTGGCCTGTTTGCGAACCCAAGGGACTTTATGTAATGCAGATTGATTTAGAAGACGCGCAGAGCGCATATCAAAACTTGACTGAACAAGAGCGCGAGTTGATCCGTGAGGCAATGGATAGCCCGTTAGCATCAGTTTTGGGCAAAGTGTTTCCAGACTTAATGAGCGCGTTGGGCAGTTTTAACAAGCCGCGCCGCAAAATGGATGCAGCACAGCGGCGCATGGCAGCAGGGATGTTGATGAGATGAGCAAACAAACATTTGTGGTAAGAGACGGTAAGTTAGTTCCTAAAGAAGAGGCCAGCCGCGAAGCTGAACTTTCTATTATGAGGGACATTGAGCCTTACCAGAACATGAAGGATTTCGGTTGGATAACCAGCCGTTCACAGCACCGTGAGTTCTTGCGGCGCAACAACTTTGTAGAAATAGGGAATGAGCAAAATCATTTATTGACATGACAGACACACAACAGCTTGATAGCACTGAAGCTGGGGTTGATGCAGGCGCATCCATCCCGCAACAGCCAGCAAGGCCCGAAACTGTAGCTGAAACACTGGCTAAGACATTACAATCATTTGAAGGTGAGGCAGAGGCAGAAGAAGAAACACTGCCAGAGCCGCCAGAGGCTGAAGAGGCTGAAGAACAGCCAGAAGAAGCAGAAGAGGCTGAAGAGCCTCACGAGGCTGATGAAGAGGGGGAGGAGCAAGAAGCAGCTGAGTTAGAGCCCCTTGAAGCCCCTGCACATTGGCCCAAAGATTTTGCAAAAGAATTTAGTGAGTTGCCAACTAAAGCGCAGCATTTGTTAATGCACCGCTATAAACAAATGGAAGGTGACTACACACAAAAAACTCAAGGCATTGCCAAATACAAAAAAAGGCAAGAGCAGTTTGATGAAATTATGCAGCCGTTCAGGGGTGACTTTGAGCGTGCTGGTATGGATGATGTAGCAGCTATCAGGCAACTGTTAGCCGCGCATGATTATCTGCGTAAAGACCCTCAAAACGCTATTAGCTGGCTTGCAAACCAGTATGGCGTGGATATGGCGGCAGTCAGTAATGACCCAGCGGCAGAGGATGACTACACAGATCCAACCGTTAAAGCCCTACAGCAGCAAGTGGCCCAGCTAACAGGCTTTATACAAAATCAACAGACACAGCAGCAGAGCCAAGTACAGGCAAGCACGCAGTCTCTGATTGACCAGTTTGCACAAGAGAAGGATGATAAGGGCAACCTAGCGCATCCGCATTTTGATGCAGTATCGAACCACATGGGCGTTTTGATTCAAAACAATGTCGCCCCTGACCTGGCAACCGCTTATGACATGGCTGTAATGGCTGACCCTAAGTTGCGTCAGGAAAAACTCGATAGCTACGCAAAAAGCCAGGCACAAACATCAGTGCAATCTGATGCGGTAGCCAAGGCAAAAAAAGCGCAACGGTCAAAAGTCAGAGGCAGTGCAAAACCAGCCGCACCCGCGCTCCCCGCAAATGCGTCTATTCGTGACACTATTGCAGCGTCAATTCGACAACTTGAAAATGGAAGGAGCTAGTTATGGCTAGTCCAAATCTTTCAGAGATCGTCACGACCACCCTGCGTAATCGCAGCCGGACGCTCTCAGACAACGTAAGCAACCACAACGCATTGTTGCGGCGTTTGCGTGAAAATGGCAACCAAACCTCTGTCACAGGCCGTGACATTGTGCGTGAGCTTGAATATGCCGACAACGGCACAGTGCAGTTTTACAATGGCTATGAAACACTTGATGTTTCACCGTCAGACGTATTATCAGCCGCTGTGTTTGATTATAAGCAGCTTGCCGGTAACGTCACTATTTCTGGCCTAGAGCAAATCAAAAACTCAGGTGAGCAAGCTCTCATCAATCTGCTTGAAGCGCGTATTAACGTGCTTGAAAAGTCGATGATGAACAGCCTGTCTACATCAATTTATTCAGATGGCACTGGTTCATCTGGCAAAGAAGTAGGCGGCTTGCAGCTTATCGTGGCAGATGCTGGCACAGGAACAGTTGGTGGCATTAATTCATCAACCTTTACTTTCTGGCAAAACGTCCAGACCACAGCAACGTCAAGTGCATTTAGCACAGCAAACGTGCAGGCAGATATGAATAATATTTATCTGCAACTCGTTCGCGGCGCAGACAGCCCTGACCTCGTTATGGCTGGCACAAATGCCTATAAGGCGTTTCTGGGCAGCTTGCAGGCAATCCAGCGCATCACATCAGACGATCTGGCAAACTCTGGTTTCACCAGCGTCCAGTATCTAAACTCTGATGTTGTGTTTGATTCAGCTTGTAACACAAACCGCATGTACTTCCTCAACACAGATTATCTGCGTTTGGAAGTTGCAGCATCACGGGACTTTGTGCCTGGTGAAGCGAAAATGTCAGTAAACCAGGATGCTATGGTGACACCAATGTTCTGGTCAGGAAACCTGACTTGTTCAAACCGTGCGCTCCAGGGCGTGATCCACACATAAGGAGACTTTTGCATGACTATTGCAGCAGTAATGGGGATTGACCCCACAAGCGTCTCTGACACACCTGAGTTTCAGTTGGGTCAGCTTGGCGCAGTCATTGACGACACAAATGGCACACGCATTTACAAGTATCTGCAATATGATACTGGCAGTGCGGGTGCAGATGCTGTCGCTGGTGAAGTTGCTTATTATTACACTCTGGATGGTTACAAAAACTTCCAAGTAACCAGCGATCTGTCGGACTCAGTAGAGATCGGCGCGGGTGTAATTCAAGCAGTAATGACAGATGGGCAATATGGGTGGTTCCAGGTTACTGGAGTAGCTACCTTGACCATCGCGCTCACAGCGGGTGCTGATGGCGACCCTCTAACACCAACAGGCGCAGCCGATGGCACACTTGATGTTTCAGCAGCCGCTACAGACAATGTTTGTGCGATTGCTGGTGATATCAGTGACAAGGAAATAATCTGCACATTTCCTCTGTAACTTTGCAATGGGGCGGGGAAACTCGCCCCTTCTTTTTAAATGGGAGTAGTTTATGGGAACGAAGGGCATATTTTTTGAACGCGAGTTAAACGGTGAAACACGAGATTTTTGCCGCATCGAAATTTCAGGTGTGCGCGATGTTTGGGAGGGGCCAGCTAGGCCAGAAGATATCCAGCGTTTTCCTGCGGAGTGGGAAGCCTTCAAGAAAAAAGGCAAACGCAAAAAGCCTAAAGGTTCGAGTTTGGCGGCGTTGCCTGGTATGACAGAGCCGCGCCGTTGTGAGCTTGAACTAAACGATATTGAAACTGTAGAGCAACTAGCATCTGCGGAAGAAACCACCTTAAGAAATATAGGTGAGCCGTATGTAGAGCTTGCCAAAATAGCCAAACTGCAAGTCCAAGCATCCAAGCAAAAGGATGACTTGGTTGTTGAAGTTGCAGTAGCTGCTCAATCCCTGGCTGAAGAGGTGAAAAATGAGCCTGCTAACCATAGCGCAAAACGTAGCTGATTTTACAGGGTTCGAACGGCCTACCACAGTTGTAGGTAATTCAGACCCAATCGCACGGCAACTGCTTGTCTTTATCAATCGTGAGGGCAAGCAACTTATGCGTTCACATAACTGGCCTATTCTGCTGAAAGAGCATACTTTTAGCACCTCGAACGGTACGCAAAGCTATGACTTGCCAAGTGATTATGATCGCTCAGTTGGCGACACTATGTATAATCGCAGCGATTTGGAGCAAATGGTTGGCCCAATCACACCGCAACAATTTCAGAACGACAGGCACGGTTTAGCTTCTGTTGGCATCACACAACGGTTTCGCCTAAAGCCCTCAAGCAACGCTTTGAAGTTTGACATAACGCCAACACCGTCAGCAACAGAAACCATTGGCTTTGAGTATGTAAGCAGTCATTGGAACCAAACAAGCGGCGGTTCATCACAGGCGGCTATGGCGGCTGATACGGACACGGGCATATTAGATGAAACCATTATTGAAATGGGCGTTACCTGGCGTTTTAAGCAGGCTCACGGCCTGACTTATGACGAGGACTTCCGCCAATACCAGCTTGAACTTAGGCAAGCCATAAGCCGCTCTGGCGGCGCACCAATCATCCAGCTAGATGACGCACGGCGTTATCTGGTCAACCCATATAGTTACAATCTACCCGACACAGGTTTTGGTATCTAATGCTTAGAGCGTTACAGTCATCAAATAGATTCAGGGTCAAAGCTGTTTCGATACCAGCTCCTGTGGGCGGTCTAAACAGCCGTGACAGCATTGACGCTATGGCTCCGACAGATGCCATTATTATGTCTAACTTTTTCCCAACCGTTGAAAAAGTGACCCTGCGCGATGGCTTTACACAGTTTTGCACCGGCATAGGGTCAGGCAATGTTGAAACGCTAATCGAGCATAATGCTGGCGCGAACAGGCAGCTTTTAGCTATTGGTTCTGACGGCGTTCTGTACCAGATAGACACAGGGTCAGCAGTTAGCAAAAAAACTGGCCTTGCAAATGGACGCGCAGAGCATATTGAGTTCAACAATGTGTCTGTTGTTGTGCCAAGCGGTGCAAACGTGCCGTTTAGCTGGAACGGTTCTAGTGCGTCAGACTTGTCTATCACACTGTCTGATGGTGTGAACCCGAACACACTTACAGGTGTCCATGCTCACAAAAACCGTGTGTATTATTGGACAGGCACAAGTCAGAATTTTTACTACAGCGCAACTGTAGATACCTTCCAAGGCAATTTCACAAAGTTTCCTGTTGGGCTCGTTGGCACATTCGGCGGTAACATTCTATCAATTAACAGCCTGAGTATCGATGGCGGTGAGGGCGTCGATGACTTGCTTGCCATCATAATGACTTCAGGTGAGGTGCTTATCTACAGCGGCTCCAACCCCAGCAGTGATTTCTCGCTGGTTGGTACGTTTAGAATAGCAGAGCCTGTCAATGAAAAGCGCGGAATTGCAAAGCTGGGCGGCGATGTAATTGTGATGACTAGAGAGGGTTATCTGCCACTTAGCCAGGTGGTACGACAAGATTTGATAGGCAATAAAGCACAGGCTATATCTGAAAAGATACGAGGCACTGTAATTAACCAGGTAAAGCTAACAGGCACGAGTACAGGCTGGCAGATTTTTGTCAGCCCAGACGGCGACAAGGTATACTTCAATTATCCAACGGGCGACACAAACGACCCGTTTAACCAGCATGTTTTCAACCCAATCATCAGAGCCTGGTGCATATTTGAAAATATGGCCTCACACGTTTGGGGCCAGTTTAACGGCGACACCTTTTTTGGCAGTTCAGATGGTAAGGTTTTCAAGGTAGGTGGTGACTCAGACAATGATGAGAACATTGTTGGCGATTTAAGCACCAGTTACAACTATTTCAACGACAGGGCTGGCATTAAAAGGTTCAGTTCTGTGCAGCCAATGCTTGAAGGTTTGACAGACGTAGACTTTAGTTTTGGCGTAGGTGTTGATCAGAAACCACCTAGCACTATTGAGGTTGCAGCAGTAACTTTTGCAAGCAATCTCGCAACTTGGGACGTTGCAACCTATGACGATTTTTTCTGGGCTGACTCTGCCGGTGCAGGCACAACCAGGCGGCGTAAAGCAATCAACCAGCTTGGATATAGCGCGGCTTTGCGGGTCAAAGTAGCAACAAACACACAAACCATCAGCTTTATCAGCGCACACTATACCTTTGAGCAAGGGGGGCCAATGTAATGCCTTTTTCATCAGGAACTTTCACGCGCACATTTGACTGCACAACAGACAGAGATAATGGCGTAAAAATTCTTGCAAGCAAGTTTGATACAGAGCTTGATGGCTTTGCAACTGGCCTGACAACAACGATTTTGAAAGATGGCAGTCAGACTTGCACAGCCGCAATCCCGTTTGCTCAAGGCATCACCCTGCCTGACAACAAAACCATCACCCTTGGCACAAACTCAGACATTACCATCCAATATGATGAAACTACGAATGACAGTTTAGAGATAGCGGCAGCCGTAGAAGGTGCTGCCCTTGGTATAGTATTGAAAGCCGACCAGGGCGATGACAACGCAGATCATCATAAAATGACGATTGCAGATGGCGGCACACTTACACTGGATTCTAAAATATCTGGCAGTTTTGTCAGCTACTTTACACACACCCCTCATGCAACGGTAGCAAGCTCAACCACCGCCATAGGCGGGAATTTGACCGCTGGGGGTGATGTTACAATAACTGGTGATCTAACTGTCACTGGTGATGACATAACAATGTCAACAAACACAGCCGGTCATTTGCTTATTGCTGATGGCACAAACTTCAACCCCGTTAGCATCACAAGCCTGTCAGCTATATCAACTGTTGCCAATGATGATGTATTTTTGGCTGTCGATACTTCTGGCGGCGGTTTGAAAAAGATTGAACGCAGCACGATTGTTGCAGGGCTTGCCACATCAAGCGCAATATCAAATGTTGCTGACGATTCGACTCCCCAGCTTGGAGGATCGCTTGATGTCAATGGCGAGGATATAGTTAGCGTTTCCAACGGTAACATCACGCTAACGCCAAACGGTACGGGCGTTGTTAGGGTAGACGGCACTAACGGCATTGATATGGAGTCAGGTGCGATATCCATCAAAAACGGTGGTTCCGAATCTTATGTAAGGTTCTATTGTGAATCCAGTAACGCGCACTACACACAACTACAAGCGTCACCACATTCTGCATATTCAGGCAACGTCACAGTGGTTTTGCCAGCTAGTGCAGGCACAATGGCTCTTACATCACAACTGCCGACCAGCGGCATATCAAGCGGAAATGTAGCAACATTCACGAGCGGTGTTGCAGATGATGATTTTCTGAGGGTAGACGGCACGGCTGTTGAGGGGCGTTCTGCGGCAGAGGTGCTTTCTGATATAGCTGCCATGCCTCTTGCTGGTGGCGCGTTTACAGGCGATGTGACCTTTACTGGTGCGAGCTATAACATTGTTTTCGATGCGTCTGATAACAGGCTTGAGTTTGCCGACAATGCCAAAGCGTCATTTGGTACAGGAGATGATATTTCAATTCATTGGGATGGCACAGATGGGCATTTGGCTGTTGCTGGCACATTGAATGTCGAGGGGTCAGGCGAAACACTTGCAAAATTTATAGATGACGGGGCTGTTGAGCTTTATCACGATAACAGCAAAAAGATAGAAACAACTGCAAACGGTGTCACTGTAAGCGGCACTGCCCTTGCTACAACCAACACAGACACCAGCAACACTGGCTCTGTGACATTAGATTTTGCTGCAAATCAAAACCATGTTCTTACCCTTACAGGTAATGTAACTCTTGCAAACCCATCCACTGAGCAAGTTGGTCAAAGCGGATTTATAGTATTGATACAAGACAGCACAGGCGGCAGAACAGTTAGCCTTGGTACGGATTATGAGACTGCTGGCGGGGCTGGCCTTACACTATCATCAGCGGCAAGCACAACAGACATTGTGCCTTATGTTGTAGCTGCATCAGGTCGCATCTTACTAGGTGCGCCACAGTTGGCGTTCAGCTAATGAGCGGCCCGTTTGGTTCATCGCAATGGATGTATTCATCTGGTGCTGATTTCTATTCGCACAGCATAGACCAATCCGCTCGCTTTGACGGTGGTAGTAGTTCAGTTTTGTCTCGCACACCCTCTTCAACAGGCAATCGAAGGACATGGACTTGGAGTGGCTGGGTAAAACGCTCAGTTCTTGGAACTTCACAAAATTTTTACACACTTTTTAGTGCTGGCCCTTATACTGGAAGTTCTACACATCTTGGATTTTATTATTCAGGGTCAAAAATCGACATTATCTCTTTTTACCAATATACAAGCGGCTATCAGATTTTTTATGAAACAAACGCTGTTTTTAGAGATCCATCTGCTTGGTATCATTTTGTTGTAGAAGTAGACACAACCAATTCAACAAGCACAGATAGAGTAAAAATATATTTAAACGGTGAGCAAATAACCTCGTTCCAAACCAGCACGGCTCCAAGTCTAAACCTTGATACATATTTGAACTTATCTGGAACGACACATTATGTTGGTAGTTCTTCACGAGCAAGCACAGACAATCTTGAGGGCTATCTGGCAGAGGTTAACTTTATTGACGGAACTGCTTTAGATGCAGATTCATTTGGAGAAACAAAAGCTGGCATTTGGATACCTAAAGATACATCTGGTTTAACCTTTGGCACAAACGGTTACAGATTAAAGTTTCAAGACAGTTCTGCTTTAGGTGATGACACAAGCGGAAACGGCAATGACTTTACAGCCAGCGGTCTTGCGGCAACAGATGTGGTGCTGGATAGTCCCACGAATAACTGGTCTACGATGAACCCCTTAAATGGGGACGGTGGTACAACTTGGAAAGAAGGAGCCCTAGAACTTTCAACAGCTAATAAAGGCAACAATGCAAACACATTTTTCATGGAAAGTGGGAAGTGGTATTGGGAGGCTATTGGCACATATCCAGGCTATGTTGGTGCTGTATGTGCGTTTGATAGAGGCACATACAACAACACCATTTCTATTTCGGGTAGTGATAGTATTGGCTACTACAGCACTGGAACTGTCTATTGGGGTACAGGCACTAACACCACCCCAGCATCGTATAGCGCAACAGATATTATTGGTGTTGCTGTAAATATGGATGATGGAGAGATTAGTTTTTACAAAAACAATTCACTTGAGGTCACACTAACATTTTCAAGCACTATAAGTAGGCTTGCAACAGAGGGTTGTTATGCTTGCTACAATAATGGTTCCACAAGCACTACAAAAGAGTTTAACGTAAACTTTGGTCAAGACAGCAGTTTTGCTGGGAATAAAACAGCACAAGGCAACACAGACGATAATGGCAACGGTGACTTTTATTACAGCCCACCGTCCGGCTTCTTAGCCCTTTGTTCGGCCAACCTACCCAACCCCGGTATTGACCCTGCACAGGACGAAGAGCCAGCGGATTATTTTAATACGGTGTTGTTTACTGGGAACGGCTCAACGCAAAGCATTACTGGTGTTGGCTTCCAGCCTGATTGGGTTTGGATAAAGATGCGTTCAGATGGCAGTAGAGGTCACGCTTTGTTTGATGTTGTAAGAGGTGGCACAGAACGCATTGATTCAGCTTATTCACAAGAAGGCCGCACAAATGAGGGTAACATTTCGTTTGATTCGGACGGCTTCTCTGTTACATCGTCACATCCAACTGTAAACGATAGCAGTGATACTGTTGTTGCATGGAACTGGCTGGCTGGTGGCTCTGCGGCAAGCAACACTGATGGCACAATTACATCGTCTGTGTCTGCAAATACTGAGGCAGGGTTTAGTATCGTTGGCTATACTGGCACAGGCTCTGCTGGTACAGTTGGACATGGCTTGTCGCAAGCCCCAGAACTTGTTATTTGGAAAGACAGAGACACTGCTGTTAATTGGCTTGTCCAAGGCGATGTTATGGGGGCTGCGGCAAGTGGTTACATAATGCTGTTAAATACCACAGGCAGTTCCTACGCAAACTCAAACTTCAATACAACACTTGGCGCATCAACAATAACCCTAGATGCTGGTGGAACTAATTATAATGGGAGCGGCAAGGATACAATCGCCTACTGTTTTCATAGCGTTGATGGCTACTCGCGAGTTGGAACATATAGCGGAAACGGGTCTACCGATGGGCCGTTTGTTTACACAGGACACCGTGTTGCATGGGTTATGATAAAGCGCACAGATAGCAGCGGGAGTTGGCGTATATATGACAATAAAAGAGTTGGTTATAATGTTGTAGATGACAGTATGCAAGCAAACTCAACCAGTGCTGAGGATACCAACAATTCATATAACAGCCTGGATTTTGTAAGTAACGGCTTTAAGTTGCGAGGCAATTCTGGTGGGGACACTAACGACAGTGGGGCAACCTACATCTACCTCTGCTTTGCAGAACAACCATTTAAATATTCCAATGCCCGATGATAGGAGACAATAATGCCTTGGAAACTAGGTGACAAAATTATTAGAGAAGGACGCAGCTGGTCTGATGGCACTGTCACGCACCCTACGAACTGGGCTATTTGGTCAGACAGCGACAAGACTGCGGCAGGGCTGACATGGGAAGACCCACCAGCAAGTTACGACAATCGGTTTTACTGGGATGCAAACACACCAAAAAACATTGCTGATGTTAATGAAGTTGATGAAGATGGCAACGCCGTCTTAGATAACAATGGCGACCAAGTAGTAACGCTGGGCCTTAAAAGCCAGTGGAAACAAACTATCAAACAGCAGGCGGCTGGCAAGTTAGCACCGACAGATTGGTATGTGACGCGCAAGGCCGAAGATTCAACAGCCACAATACCTTCAGAAGTGAGTTCCTATAGGGCATCCGTTCGCACCAAATCGGGCCAAATTGAGGCAGCTATCGATGGCGCGGCTGATCATGCTGCTTTTATGGCTTTGTTTGATACACCTGTTGACAGTGACGGCAGCCCTACTGGCAATCCGCCTATAGCTGATTGGCCTAATGAGTTGTAAGAATGAGTAAGCCAACCATACAATCGATCCATGTTGAGCTTGAAAAGCATATTGCTGTATCAGATGAACGCTGGACGGAAACAATACTGCGTATCAAGCGCATGGAAAGCATTATGATTGGGTCTGCTGGTGCAATTATTTTGTTACTGCTTGCGGTGGTTTGGCGCGGTTAATGTTTGCAGAAACTTTGGCTGGCATTGCGCTCTGCAAAAGCGCGTTTGAGGCAATTAAAAAAGGCGTTAGCACTGCAAAAGACGTTTCTGAAATTGCGAAAGACATTGATAACTTTTTCAATGGCGAGCAGGAGGTCAACCGCGCTGCTAACAAAAAAGCTGGCGCAGCGGACATAAGCCTTAAATCTGTAGCACAAGAGGTGATAGACAGAAAACTTGCGGCTGAACAACGACAACAATTATCGACAATGATTGATTTACGTTTTGGCCCTGGCACTTTCGCTTCAATAGTCAATGAACGCGCAAGGCGCATACAAGAGCAAAAACTTAAAGCGAAGCAAGAGCAAATAAAAAGAAACAAGCAGCATCATGATATGATGGAAACTCTCAAACAAGTTATGCTTATCTTTTTAATTTTGGTGCTAATGGGCGGCTCTTTTGTTTTGATGATTGCGTTCGCTAAATGATAACAACCGTTTTCGGCGCAGATGATTTTATAAAAGATTGGGTTGCAAAAAAGCTGAACATTGAAGGGTTCGGGCCATCAGTTGCAATCGGCATACAACGTGACAGCCAGCTTATAGGTGGAGTGGTCTATCACGATTGGAGGGATGGGCAGATCGAGGCAAGCATCGCGACATCCTCCCCTGGCTGGGCTACCCGGTCTGTCCTACATGTAATTTTTGCGTTTCCATTTCAGCAAGTGGGCGTAAACCGCATCCTAGTGACTTGTGATGCATCAAATAAAAAAGCAATGAAAATGAATAACCAGCTTGGATTTACCCAAGAGGGTGTTTTAAGGCAACTATACCCTCCGCATGACGGGATTGTGTGGGGCATGTTGCAAAATGAGTGTAAATGGTTAAGGAGTAACCGTCATGGGCAAAAGCAGGCCAACACCGCCGCCAACACCTGATCCGAATGAGCTGATAAATGCTCAGTCTCAGGCTAATCGTATCACGCAGTTTACGCCTTATGGAAACTTGCGCTTTGGGTTTGTTGGCGACCAAGGCCAGTTCGTTGAGGGCGCAGTGCCTGAAGATGGCAGAGCAGCGGCATTTACACAAGAAACGCCGTTCCAAACGCAACTACGGGCTGCACAAGAGGGGACAGGATTAGGTTTAGGCAACCTTGCTTTTGAGCGCGTTACTGGGCGCACAGTGGTAGGACAGGATGCGGCTGGCAACCCAATCTACCAGGATGACCCAGATTTTCAGAACCCTTTCAGAACAAGCCCCACACTTGCTGGTGTAACAGCGGCACAAGACATTGACCCAACTATGGCGGCTAATCTGCCAGCATTTACCAGCGCGATTAGTACCACAGATGCTCGCCCTACAACTATAGATACAAGCGGTTTAACGCAACTTACTAGCGACCCTGTGGCACTACGGTCTAACATTGAGCAAACTTTGTTCAACAGACAACTGGGCTTGCTCCAACCAGAGTTTAATAGGCAAACTCAAGAGTTGCAGCAAAACCTTGCAGACCGTGGCATACCCATCACCTCACAAGCGTATAATGACGCAACCAACAGGTTGCAAGCGCAGCAAGGTGAGCAACTACAAAGGCTCGCACAGCAGGCAACGCTTGCTGGGGGACAAGAGGCAGATCGCATTGTAAACCAGGCTAGAAACATACGCGCTCAACAGTTTGGTGAACGAGCTGCAACCGGCGAGTTTGGGTTGGCATCGCAAGGGCAGGGCTTCTCGCAAGCCGCAGCAAACGCGCAACTAGCAAACGCAGCAAGGCAAGACGCCATTGCTACTCAGCTTCTGTCTAATCAAATTGCTAATCAGCAACGTCAACGAGAAATTGCAGAGCGCACTGCACTACGGGGTCAACAGTTCAACGAGCTTTCTGCGCTGCTTGGTGGCCCACAGATACAACAGGCATCATTCTTTGCACCAGGGATGATAGACACACAAGGCGCGTTTGCAGCACAACAGGCAGCGCAACAAAACGCATTTAATCAGGCGCAGGCCGCCAGATCAGCTGATTTAGGCGGGTTGTTTGGCTTGGCTGGCAGCCTGGGTTCAGCTTACTTGTTAGCATAAGGGGGTAACATGGCACTTAGACCAACAATGCAGTTTCAGCAACTGAATCGCGCATATCAAACAGACCCTCGCCGTGTATTAGGTCAGGCACTTATGCAGCAAGGTGTAAGCACAGCTCCTGTGCAAACCCCCTTACAGGGGCTTGGCAGGCTGTCTAATGCGCTTGTGGGCGCTTTTTTGCAACGTAAGGCAAGTGACCGTCTGGCAGAGCAAGAAAAAGCCGCGAGGGACGCTATCACAGCCGCTTTACCAGCAAACGTCAACCCAGCCATTGCAGGGCTGGTACAAACACAGCCTGATGCAATTTCGAGTGCTATCACACAGGCAGCACTTGCGCCAAAAACAGAACTAATTACACAGCAGATTGAAGGTGCGCCTGGTGCTGTTGTCGTTGGCACAAAAACAACTAGCCCTTTTGGAGTTGAAACTGTTACGCCAAACACAGTTTATAAACCGCCTACGCCGAAAAAACCTGATGTGATTACTTTCCAAAACCCTAACAATGCAGAAGATCAGGTATCGTTGCTTACCACTGACCCTGAATTTACAGCAAAAGCTCAAGATTTGTTGAATCAAAATTACGTTAGACGCCAAGGCGGCGGCACAAACGTCAGCCTCAGCCCAACTATTCAGATGGGCCAAGAGCAAGAAAGTGAGTTCAGAAAACAATCTGCACAGGCTGCTGCTAAAAGGATAGAAGATTTATCCAAGCAAGTGCAGTCTGAAAGTGACCTTATAACTCGTTTGAATATCGCCGACAACTTGCTTGAAGGTGGCACAGAAACAGGCCCGATACAAAACATTACTATGCCGTTGCGGAATATACTTAAAGGGTTTGGGGCATTAAATGATGAGCAAGCGCGTCAGTTGACTAATCAACAAGTTCTTACTGCTGCTTTTAACTACATCATACCCAGGATGAGAGTTGTCGGTTCAGGCGCAACATCAGATTTTGAAGCGCGTTTGTTTACAAGTGCAACAGCAAACATGAGCAATACGCCAGAAGCAAACAAAGTTCTTGTGAAATCAATGCAAGCCCTTGTTGAACGCAGGCAAAAGATTTTAGAAGCTATGGAAACCTATGCTAACGATAACAACGATTTAATTGGTTTCGCTAAATATGCTGATGAAAAAGTCCCGCCTGCCTTTAAAGCCTACATGACTGACCAAGAGTACGACCAGGCTGTAGCAAATGGCGAACTGGCTGACGGTGATTTGTATTTTAACGGCATTACCAGCACTTTTGAAATTTTTGAAGGATAAAAATTATGCCTTTACCTAGACAATCTAAAACAACGCAGCCCATTGAAAGAACAACAGGCGATGTAGCGGCAGATTTTACACGCGCAGCAGCGCAGGGGCTTACGTTTGGTTTTGCTGATGAAATAGAAGCGGCTGTAAGGTCAGCTTTTGATAGCGGCAAAACTTATGCAGAGGTTGTTAAAGAGGTGCGCGGTCAGATTGATAGTTTTAGGCAACGCAACCCTGGTGCTGCATATAGCACTGAAATAGCCGCCGCCATATTGCCGACAATAGCAGCGCAGTTTGTGCCAGGTGCTGGTCAGGTGCTTACTGGCACGAGATCGGCGCAACTAGCACGGGCTGCTGGTTTGGGTCAAAAAGGTCAAAGAACCGCACAAGCGGCAACTGCAAGCGGCACACAAAGCGCAATTTATGGCGCAGGGGCAGCAGAAGGTGACGTTGTTGACAGATTGCCGTCAGCCGCCACAAGTGGGGCGATAGGAGCCGTGGCTGGGCCAGTAATAGAGAGAGTTGCCCCTGTGGTGACACAAAAAGCTGCTGATTTAGTAAAACGAGGTGTGCCTGTTACACCTGGGCAAGCAGTGCGCGAATCTGGCTTATTAGGCAGAGGCTTGGCACGATTAGAAGAAGGTGTTGCAGATAATGTGTTTTTGATTGGTGATGCAGTCAGAGGTGCTTTCGACAGAGCCAATACTGGGTTCAACAGGGCAGCAGTGTCAGAAGCATTAGCTCCGCTTGGCGTAAAGGTAAAAAAAGGGCTAGAGGGCAAAGAGTTAATAGGATTTGGACAACGAGTTATCAAAACCAATTATGACAAAACACTGTCAAAAATGAGCCTGCCTGATGTTTTTCCGGTGGCGGCTGCGATGGACACGCTAACAAAAGATTTGTCTGAGGATATAGCAAAGGACATTCAAGGCCGTGTGTCACGCTACATCACCAAGAAATTTAACAAAGGTGAAATGTCAGGGCGCGACATTAAAACGGCGCAGACCCTTTTAAGGCGCGATATACAACGCTTAAAGCGTGACGGGTCTGAAATTGCCATGCGAAAAGCAGATGCGCTTGAAGATATACGCAATGTTTTCAGCGCAGAAATACAGAAAGCCAACCCTGTACAAGGGCCAAAACTGGCCGCTATTGATAAGGCTTATGGTCAATTTGAAATTGTGCGTAATGCTGAGTTAAGGCGCAAAACATCAGAAGGATTTTTGCCAGGTGATTTGTTGCAAGCAGCAGCCAAGGGCGACCCAACCAAACGGCAATCACAGTTTTCTGCCGGTGAAGCGCGGATGCAAAGACTTGCACAGGACGCACAGGACGTTATTGGAAACACAACGCCAAACTCTGGGACAGCAGGCAGACAGCAGGCGGCTAGAATAGTAACAGGTCAAGCAGGCGTTATGGGGGCATCACAAATTGAACCAACAACAGCAGCGGCAAGTCTCATGGCTCCGGCAG